CCTTGAGACGTCAGGGATGATGTCTTACTGAAACAATGTGATTGCAGAAAGTACAGGATTCGGGCGCTTAGTCCGTTACCCTGACCTAGCAGTTGACTGTTTTAGTCTAAATCACATTCTGCTGTAAGGATGGAATTTGCTTATGTCTCAACCTCGATATCGATTCCGTGTAACCTCCCTTGACACCGTTGTCAAGGGCACGGCTTCCTGGAATTCGCCCATTCCTTTGGGCTACTTTGAAGATCAAAGTACCGATTACTTCCTCGGAATTCCTGTGACATCATGGGGCTTGCCCTATAATGCACAATCGTACGTTCCTCAAGTTTCTGCTTGTAAAGTCGAGCAGACGTGGGATGAGTTACACCCCCGCGCCAAAGGAAAACGAACTACGAAGTTCACCGATGTCGGTGACGCTCCGTGGTACGATTCTGGCGGACCTTTCTTGAACGTAAAAATTGAGACTGGACTCCCCACTGAAGGGGTAGTCGGATCAGGCATGTATTACAATCTCAGTGGCACCCAGCGCTACATAGGAGGGTTTATGACTCCTCCGAACGAGTTCTGGGGTTCGGGGTGGGCGGAAACTCCGCTTGCCTTCACTGGATATTCAAATGCATTATTGCCTGATGTTGCGGCGTACTTCGACAGAGCTTGGCGACAAGCCAAGCCTAAGTTAGAGTTCGCGAACCTCTATGTCTTCCTTCGAGAGATTGGAGACACGGTTCCCATGCTGCAAACCACAGCGAAGAATTTTGCATTTCGCTATAAGGACACCACCAAGCTGATAAAAGTCGACACAGATTTTGGGTCGAAGTATATCACTAAGGGTGCTCTCTTAAGGCCCAAGATGGGACCTAAGACAGTTGCAGAGAACTTTATCAACCATGAATTTGGTTGGCGACCGTTCCTCGGCGACATCCAAGATTTTGCTAGGGTGTACGTCGATGCTTCCGAGCTCATCAAAAAGATTACTGATGAGAACGGTAAGTGGGTACGGAAGTCTGTCGGAGTGACAAAAGCCGATGATTCGCGGGTTATCTCTGAGGTGACACTGCCGCACAGCTCTCTGAGCTATGCGTTGCCGTGTTTTCCTGTTGGGTTCCCTGCGAGTTTCTTCGTTACTCCCCCGTCGTATAAGATCGTAGAGCGAGAAATCCTCTCGATCCATGCGGCCGGGAAGTTTCGATTTTATCGGCCAGATTTTGATGTGACCCTCCCGGATTATTCCTCGGCGTGGCACAATGTCACGCGTGCCATGAAAATCTTTGGCGCGGAGATCAATCCATATCACATCTGGCAAGCAATTCCATGGACTTGGCTAGTCGACTGGGTGTCAAATTTGGGCAGTTTTATACAGCGCATGTCTGACACTATAGAAGACCAAGTAGCTGCGTCCTACTTTTTCATCACTGCACACAAACGAATCGAGAGAACGATGACAATCAATCTCCCTTTCGCGAGTGGGCTAAAGACTCTTGTTTTTACGCGTAGTTATAGCGCCAAGCAAAGAGTCAGTGCTGATAGTCCTTACGGTTTTCGGGTGTTCTGGAACGATTTGAGTCCAGAACGTTTAGCGATCTTGGCATCTTTGGGCATCGTGAGACGCTCATAACCGAGATCTATCCTCTAGCTCTTCTACCAGTTTGTTCTCCTGGAAAAAGAACGGACCTGAGCTAGGCTAACTTCCAAATACTTCTGGAGAGTCAACCATATGCTTACAGATCCACAAACAATCGTTGTCGCTGGTGTCACTAAGTCTTTGCCAAAAACTTCTAGCAAAGACCAATCCTCCACTTACAACACGGCGGATCTGGCCTACACGTTGAAGATTTCTCACAACGTTTCTGGTCAGAAGATCCGGTCGGTTGAGCGGACGGACTATAGGGCCTTAGTAACCGATCCTGTCAGTGGCGACACTGACTGGCAGGTACTAAGCGTTTACACGGTGATCGAGCGGCCCATCACTGGGTTCTCGGCCACTCAGGTAAGCGACCTACTTGCAGGCCATCAGGCCCGCATGGACAGCACGCACATCGCAAAACTGTACGGAGGTGAGTCGTAGAAATATGACCTACTCCGACAAACAACTTAGCTCTCGAGAGAGAGCGCTCAATGCAATTACGGATTGGCTCATTCTTAACGATATAGAAGCTCCTGCTGAGTTCGCAGAAATGCTACTCGACAGGTTACTTCTGTTCGTCAGGGAGGGCACCGTGCTCGCCATCTTTCGAGATGGTGAATTGTAAGAGTCGTTGTTCTATTGCGACGTTGTATGACGTGCAAGCGTGATTGTTGGTGGGGCACTTCGGTGCTCCACTCTTCATTTAGCATATGGCTCGTAACTCGACCTTTCAGTTTAGAAGGGCGGTTTTAAATGAGCGATGTAAATGACTACTTAGAGGTGATGGACGTTGTCTATAGAGACGCGTGCATCAAATGTTCCGCTGACGTCTTTGATTTACGTGACCTGGAAACAATCAGATCACGAGTCGAAAAAGAAGGATTATCATTTTTAACGATAGTCCTCCCCCAGTTTGCTAAGGCCTTCGAAAGGTCCCTGGCTGATGGGAATATTGACTCGAAATGCTTTTCAGGTTTTAATAAATGCCTGCTCAGAGATGAGCAGGGTAAACCTGTAGGGCATGGAGCAATCCCTGCTTTTTTGCAAGGTATGCTCAGTCAAGTTTTCGACAGAAAGACAGGAGAGATAATTACCTATGAACCCCCAAACACCAATACAAACGGTGTCCGAGGCGCTGCCAGCGATATTCCTACTGTTGTTGAATCTATACGACAGATATGTCGTGTGTTCGCGAAAGTGGAATTGGCCTGTACCCCCAAAAGGGTTCGGGCCGCGCTTGACAGCTTCATGGAAATTGAGCAAGATTTACAGACGTTTTCAGTGCCTGCCGAGGATGAAGCCAAGTTTTTGGCAGCTTCTCGTTTGCTCTGGGATAATATGGTTAGTGACTTTAGTGTTACAACTGTACAGCCCAAGCATGGACCAGGCGCAACTGCTGAACGCATCTCTGGGAACCAGAAATACGTTTGGCGACGTTGGCACGATCGTCTCGAGCCATACTTACCTCTTATTGGCAACGGCTACCCGCTAGGGTTGCCTGAGCATTCGGAGGAGCTCGAAATTGTAACGATCGTTCCAGAGTACGATGAGCAACCCGTGAGGGTTATCACCGTGCCAAAAACGCTTAAATCACCCCGAGTAATCGCTGTCGAACCAGTCTGCATGCAATATGTGCAGCAAGGTATTCGGTCCTATCTCTACAGACGGATCGAATCCTATTGGCTGACTCGCAACCGGATTAATTTTCGGAAGCAGTCTATAAACCAACGACAAGCATTGCTTGGTTCGCGCAAGGGTCGATTAGCAACGATCGATCTCTCTGAAGCGAGTGACCGGGTTCCGCTCGGCCTTGCTATCAGGATGTTTGATGCGAGTCCTGATCTTAAGGATTCAATTCTAGCATGTCGCTCGACCAGAGCGCAACTTCCGGATGGTCGTTTTATTGACCCTCTCCTTAAGTTTGCGTCAATGGGTAGTGCTCTATGCTTTCCGATTGAGGCAATGTATTTCTACACTGCTTGTGTAGTTGCCATGTTGGAAAGTACAGGTCTCTCCTACACCCAACGAAATATCCGAAAGGTTACTAGGAAGGTGTACGTGTATGGGGACGATATAGTGGTCCCCAGCGCGAATGCGGAC